ACTTGCTGTCAAACCCAATACATTAGCACCATCGGTTGATGCACTAACTGGTAAACTATGAAGTGATTGACTTAAATTAATAGCATCTCTTAAATTTTCTGCATTTAGTTTTCTACTAGTTGCTACAAGCGCATGGGATGCAGAATTAACATAAATTACTGTAGATGTATCGACAGTAACTCCATCTATTGTTGTTCCTCCTGTTGTTCCTGGTTTTTGAGCAGATGCTGTAAATATAAACTTAACTTCACTTCCATTATTTGGTGTAATAGAACAAGAAGTAGCTACAAGTGTACCACCCATAGCAACTGAATCAGCTTCTACAACTGTAAAACTACCAGTATTAGGTGAACCTCCACCTACTATAGTGGGGTCAATAGATGCAGATACTGTTGCTGTTGCTCCATCATACTCACCAGCTAATATTCTGACAACTGTTAATTTGTCGCTATCTTTCAAATATTGTTCAGCTGTATGTGATGTTAAAAATTGATTTGTGCTACCAGTTGCTGGATTTATTCCCTCTAGTTTACTACCACTTTCAAATGTTGTTCCAAATATTTGTTGGTATTCTGCAAATGATGTTACCATTGTTGGTACTAATACCGGACCTTTTACAGTTGGACCTATAACACAAGCACCAATATCAGCGAGAGCTGATGGTAAAAATGTTGCGTCTACCTCTTTTGTAAATACACCCGGTGATACTATTTTTTCTGCCAATTTATTTCTCCTCTAATTATTCTGGAAATGAAGCACCAGTTGGTTGAATTGTAAAGTCTAATACGATAAACTCAGCAGTTCTTGTTGGTTGTAAGAATAATTGTCCTACCAATTGATTCCTGTCAATTGTATCGGGTGTATTATTAGTTTCATCCATAACGACTCTGAATGCATTTAATCCACTTTGTGATTGAACTTGATCTAAGAATGGATTTACAATTCCCAAGAATCTTCTTCGTGTTGCTGATGTATTTTGTTCGAAAACCAAGAACCTTGATGAAGAAGCGATAAACTTCTTAACTCTAATAAGTAATCGTCTTACATTGATTCTATCCAATGCACTTGCTTTTTTCTGTAGTGTTTTCTGTCCAAATACAGTTACACCTTGTCCAGGAAATGTTGCAATTGGATTAACATTTGAATCGTATAATGTATCTCTGTCAGCTTGAGTTAGTTTTCTTTCAGCTTGAATAGCGACATCAATACCACCACGATTTAAACCAGCAGGTGCAAACCATGGATGAGCCACTTTGTCATTGAATGCATATATTCCACCAAGTACTACTGAAGGTGGCACCCATCTTTGAGTTCCAGCTACCATTGAATCAGGTATTTTAACCCAAGGCCAATACATAGCAGCGAAGTTTGAATTTTCTTCTTCCGCCTCTTCTGTTGCAACATTAACATTTACATCATATTGAGTTGGGTCTATGATAGCAAAACAATCACCTCTTTCTTCACATACATCTATGACTTTTGATGTGATTACTGCATGTACATCATGTAATATACCAGGAACTAATATTAAATTTATATCATAATCATCTTGATTGGATAATAAATCTAAAGCTTCTCCATAAGAACTTCCACCATTCGCATCTGTGAGAGTTGTTGGAGAAAATCCTTGTGTTTGTGCAGCGATGTCTTCGTAAAAATTGTGTTCGAGTGCTGCATTAGATGGTGTTCCTAAAGCATCAAATCCACTTACACCATCAAGACCATCACCAAATGTTCCCCAGTCTGAGCCACTTCCACTTTGTGGTAATGAAGACGATATATAACCAAGTCTAACATTTCCATTTTCATCAAGATAATCCACAGTTGTTTGTATATCACTGACTCTGACATATTTTGATTTATTTGCAAAATCACCATTCGTTTTCAAGAATGGTTTACTATTTTCATCAGTTGCTATAGAAAGATATTGATCACCAACCATTTTACCTATATAGTTTGGAGTATTAGGATCTAAATTAACATTATTAAAAGTTTCCAATATTTGTTTTCTTTTTGTTGTATCGTCACCTCTACGAATTATTAAATTGAAAGTACCTTTATTATTATTTGGACTGGCTACTTCCCATCTTATATTATGAGCTGAACCACTTAATAGTAAATCATTTGTACCCACAGTATTAACTTGTGTACTTCCACTGTTATTCATTATTCTTCCATCAGCTAAAGTAGTTAATTTAAATGCAGTACCACCAACTAAACCAGGATGAGTTATTATTGCACCATCTTGACCACTTCCAGTAAAAACTGTAGCAGTAGCTGGTCCATATGTACCATCTAATATCCTAACAACCGTTAGAGTATCTGAATTTTTTAAATATTGTTCTGCTGTATGGGAAGTTAGATATTGATATGAATTAGAACCACTTTTAAACACATCTCCAAATTTTTGTTGATAATCTGAAAATGATGTTACTATAGTTGGTACTAAAGCGGGACCTTTGACTGTAGGTCCTATAAGAGCAGCTCCTATATCTGCGACTGCTGATGGTAAAAATGTTTGATCTATTTCGTTTGTAAATACGCCTGGGGAAATGATTTTTTCGGCCATTGAAGATTCTCCTGAATTTATGTTATCTTATATAAGCAAATGCATAAGTATTTGTCATATATAAATATATGAAAAAAAATGAAACGATGATATTAATTTAATATTATGATTATTTATTTGGTGTAAAAACGCCTGTTTCTGGATTTAGATTTCCTTCACCATATTTTTTGGTTGTTTCTTCTAAAAACTTTTTTTCTTTTTCTTGTAAATCAAAAAACTTTTTTCTTGTCTCTTCTTCTTTTTTCATTAAGTCATTTAATCTATCTTCAAGACTTAACCTAGCAATATTATTTTGACCAAACTCACCTTGAATACTTGAATATCCTTTTTGAAAATCTGTAATTTTATTCATCTCTTCATCAGTAAACTTTATTTCTTCTGACATTTATAACCTCCATTGTTAATGTTTCTATATATAAGTATATATAAAATTATTTTCCGACTTGTTTATTTGTCGCATCACCCTCGAAAGTAAAACTAACCCTTGATGGTGTTGACTCTTTTCTCATATTTGATATTTTGTTTGTAACTATAGAATTTAAATATTCCGGTAACAAATAAGCTTTAGTTAATACACTAAATGTTGATTTTATAAATCTTTCTCCAGCTTCAGACATTTCAGATGCATCTGATATATTATCTATAGTACATATAAATTTCATATCAGTTCTATCTCCCCAATATGTATGGGATTGATCAACAAAAGATTCAATTAATGGATTCATTTGTTCTATGAAATTTGTCCATAATACAAACTCATATGTTATATCACTATATGTTGGCATTGTTGTCACAATATTTTCATATGTTGGTTTAACACCCGTTTGAACTGAAAATCTATCATATTGATTATCCTTACTCCAACTTGATTTTCTAACTACATTTACATATTTATTCTGAACATCATGAGAATAAGATTGTCCAGATAAATCATTTCGTGATACCTCTGTTCTTTTTAAAACTATTAATGGTAAAATTAATGTACCTTTTTTATCTCTTATTACTCCTCTTTTTCTAACAGCTTTCCACCTTTCTTCATTACCATACATTACAGGAATTTTAGAAGTTTCATTAGCTTCCCTAACAGCTGGTTTCATTATATTTTTCACATGATTCATTACAGTAGTGTCAACATCTTTTAATGTGATTGAGTAATTATCCGAAAGATTGTTTCCTGGTATAATAGTAGTTTCTCGATTACCCCTATCAGTTGTATTTTTTGTAGATACCTGATTAGCTCTATTAATAGTTTCTTTATTGACTACTTGTTTATTTGTAATCTTATTAACAGCCATTATTTATTTCCCATTTGTTTCTGATATAGCTTTTTATGTCTTAAAGCCTTCAACTTATCTTTTTTATTATTAACCTTACCTTTATATTCTTCTGATTTTATATCACTCATATCAGCTTTACCTATTGCAATCTCTCTTTTTATATCTATTTCAACAGCTCTACTCTTTTTAACTATATCTGGATTGACGGTTAATCCATCAAGTTTATTCAATATACCAGTCATCATCTCATTCACCTGAAGATTTCCATTATCTGGTTGATAAGTATGTTTCTTTTCACCATATATATCTTCTTCAACCTTATTGCCATTTACTTCTTTTACAGGTTGAGGTTTGGCTTGAAAATTACCATCAGCTTCATCAAACTTTTTAATTCTTTTTCCTGTTATTTGTTGTACAGCCATTATCTTGGTCTCTCTTCTATTTGTAATGATGACATTCTACTTCTATGAGCGGTTGCTTTTATATTATGTTTAAAAGCAGGATGACCAGCGAATAGTTTTGGTTCTGTTGTTCCATTAATTTCCCAATAGTGATCATTCCAATCTACAATATCTCCCGACTCCGGATAAAAGTTAAGTGAACCACTTGATAAGTTTTCTCTTTGAAAATACATTTCTATATCAGCATCTAAATCAGCACCAAACTCATCTTGTTGTATTTCAGGTTCATTATACTGAATTAAACAATTAACTCTAAATCCTATATCATAATATTTTGTTGTTGATTCACCATAAATATTTTCATCTGTATTTTCAATATTCACTTTATAAACATCAACAGATTGACCAACTATTTCATCAATCAATTCTTCGTTCATAGCATTGATTAAATCAAATTCTTTTTGTGGTACGAAAAATGGTTTTGTTTGTGACATCTATTTACTCCTAAGTGGATGCGATGAAATACTCTATATCAACATTACTTCCGGATGCTTGTATTAATACATCCGTGATATTATCAAAATCTTGGTTGTTGGTTAATCCACCCCCACTTCCACTCATTTTAGTAGTTGTTAATAAAAAACTACCTCCTGGATTTACACTAAAATCAGCTGATGATGCAAGTGAAGAAGACACTCTTACTCGAACAGGATAAGTATCATCCATATTTGTAATTCTACCATACTTAAAACTTGAAGAAATGAATGTTCCAGCACCAACAGCATCTGAAAACTTAAATAAACTTTGTTCTGATGAAGATAATGCAGTCATTATTCTACTATCTACCTCATTTATACTATCAATACTTAAAGTAGTTACACTACCTTGATCAACATTATTTAATTTTACTTCTTCTCTTAAAGTTACCTTTAATGTATTTGCTGTTATTTTACTAGCCATTTATTATTCTCCATTTATCCTATATATATTTTTAATGGTGCTTTATTTAACACTTGTTGTTGAGAATCTGCCTGTTCTTGTTCTTGTCTAGACCTCTCTGTTAACGATACCGCCTCTAAAAATTCTTTTAACTCATCTAATAATAATTGTTTTTCTTCTCTACCTTCCGCCTTTAAAGCTTCACCATCAAGAGCTACCTCACCATTAGGAAGTGGCATTGATGCATATTTACTTCTTATTATACCAAGTAATTCTTTTGCTAATGCCAATGCATATTTTCTAATCCAATTCCTACCAGCAGCATTTATTTCCGAATATGTAATAAATTTATATGGTATATTAGATGGATCTGATACCTTTGAATTTGTATAAGTTCTTGTTACACCTTGTTTATCTTCTTTAACATAATAATGAAAATATACTTTATCACCAGCATCTGTTGATTCTGGTCTTGGAAATATTCTCATTTTATTATTTATTAATTCAAATGAATAAGCAGACTTTCTAACTAAATCATTTGTTTCAATTGCATTTGCTCTTGCTAAATCATACGACATAGGTCTTAATATATAAGAAACAGCTGGTGATACATTTCCAAATCCAAATGCATCCAATAATTCAATATTATCATATGAACCAGCAAATGGATCATAAAATTTAGATATAGCAGCAGGTCCTGTATTAAATACTTTTTGTATTTCTAATCGTTTATTTAAATGAGATGAAGAAATATTTGATTCTGTTTCCAAATCGTAAACTTGTTTTGACTCTGAAAGAACAATTGAACCGGTATGTAATGAAATACCACCCCCAACATTAACAGCTTCACCATATTGTTCTGATAATAAGAATGTTGAACCCATATGTGGAGCTTCTGGTTCGTGTGTACCAGTATTACCTAATGATGAACCGCTTTCTCTGTTGGTTGAACCATAGTGTTCCCATAACCAATTTTTTGTATTATAATGATTTATTTGTTGTGAGTATTCTGATACAGATTCTTCTAAACAAGCATATATTGAACCACTATTGAACTCCAATTGCATAACTGGATGTCCAAGTTTTCGTGCAACATATTTAACTACTTGTAAACTTTCATCTTGAAATGTTGTGTCCGTATCATAGATACCATATGGGGTATTACCAACAACCTCATCTGTGGTTGATGGATCTTCGTATATGTAAGAAAATTTTGACATTTATTTCTCCAAATAGATATAATTCTTCATATATAAATATCAATGAAAACAAAAAAGGGTGAGATAAAAATCCCACCCTTTTAAGTTGTTTAAAACATTTTATGGTTTAGTTATTATGCACCATTAAATACAACACCAGCGGCATTGTCACATAAACCTTGTACATACCATTTAGTACCATCGGATATTACATACACCCAATCACCAACAGTAGCACCACCTGTTTGGTCAAATATGATTTTTGTATCACCAGCTTCTGCAGAATCTTTTGTACCAGCACCATCTACGATAGCACCAACAAAATCTTCAGTTGCAGCTGCCTGTACTATATCTACATCAGCAGTAACATCAGTTATAAAAAATGTAAAACTACATCCAGCTACAGCAGATGGTAATGTTACATCATGTGTTGTGCCTCCATTTACAAATACTGTTTGACCACAGTTTGCACTAGTTAATGTAGTATCTGCAGTAGTGGCTAGTGTATTATATACAATACTACCACCAAGTGTACCACCATCTACTATTGAAAGTGCACTTTCTTTCGCACTAACTTTATATTTACCTATTCTTTTACTCATTATTTTTCTCCTAATGTTGAGTCACTACTCTCAGGATTGTTTGATTTTTTTATACTAACCTTGTTTAGTGACTACTTAGGCTAGTAAATTATGTTATATAATTCATATATAAATATCAATAGAAAAGAAAAACCCCCTAATAAAGGGGGTTTTTCAACGATATTATGTTAAAGAATTAACTTACACTAAGTTTAAGTCTTTAATTGCAATCTTACCATAGAACTCTGGTCTAATCATCTTCTTAGCATATCGTGTCATCACACCTTTTCTTGGTGTAAAGTCACTTGGATCATATACTAATGGAGTCATGATCAGAGGTACATATGGTGAATATACAGCACCTGTTTCAAGGAAGTTACTTCCTCTGAAACCTACAAGTATTTGATTTTCTGTCATATAAGGATTCTTATAAACAGTAAATCTATTTTGTAGACTTCCTGCTACTTGAACACCAGCTGCGAATTGAGTTTTCAATCCATCAGTAGATGTCATATATCCTGGAATAGATTCAAGGATAGTAGCAACAGTTGGTGAAACAACTACGAAGTTAGCACCACCTCTCATAGTCAATCGTTGGATTTCGTTAGAAACCTTTTGGATTTTACCTAAAAGAGTTTGATACCATTCGAATCGTGTACCATAGAATGTTGTGATGTTCCAATTAGGTTCACCAGCACCACTACCATCATAATCTTCACCAGGAGTTACTGACCAATAGTCTTGTGTAACTGCATCTGAGATCAACATATCAAGGATTTCCAAATCTATTTCCATAGAAATATATTCAGATAACATTGATGTTAATTCAGCTTCAGCGTCAACACTATGATAAGCGTTTAAGTCTTGAGCAAGCTCTGGAGACCAAACAGCTTTCAACTTACGAGTCTTAGCAACAATTGCTGCAGATCTAAGTTGTAGATCAACTTCAGGTATTGCTAATGTATCAGCAGTAGCATCACCAGTTGAATCTTCAAAGTCACCTCTATTAGATTCTGTAGGTTGTTTTGAATAAATAACAGAACAACTTGAGAAGTTAGTAGCACTTTGAGCACCATCATCATATGTAGCACTAGAATGTGATACAATAAATGTAACAGTAGATGAACCCCACTTTGTAAACTGTGGAAGTACTGAATGGTGTGCTGTATTTAATGCAGCTGCAGCTGTTGAACCACTTAAATTCCAAGAACGAACAGCTTTAACATCTGGATTCGTGAAAGCAGCTGTATTTACTTGAATTTTAGTAAGATTACTCTTCACAGAAGCAGAATATTCTTGGTTAAAGTTAATATCTTTATAATCTACTGAACCAGTTTGGAATGTGCCAGAACCAGCTGTTACATCAACTACCAATTCACCAGTAGTAGCATCATTAATTGAATAGTCATAACGACCTTCACCATAAAGACCACCAACACCGTAAGGAGCAGATGAACCAGATGGATTGTTAGGACCAGTTTTACCTTGTAATGATTCTACATCACTACCAGGAACAGTTACAGCAGTATTTTTACCATATCCTTCAACAGATTTACCATATTTGAAGTCTAGATAGAACACAAGACCAGATGGTAGATTCATTGGTTGAACACTTACAAAGTCTTGAGCTGCAATCTCACCAAAGATTCTACGAACCAATGGAAGAGCCACACCTGACCATTCTTCTGAACCTGCAGTACCAGCGGCGCCTGTTCCAGCACCTCCACCACCAGCAGAGTTTTCTGAAATTAGCTGTCGTGCTTGGTTTTCAAGCATTGTAGCCATTCCAGACTTTTTAAAATCCTCATTCAAACCATCAAGAAGACCAGTCTTTTCCCATTTATTAACGAGATGTTTTGATTCTTCTTGTTGTTTTTTATAAGGAGAAGCCCCTAAAAGAGCTTCATTTACATAATCACCCATGATTATTTCTCCTAATTATTTAATTAAACCAGCAAGTTTCTTAAATCTGTTGGCAACTTGTTGTTCTTCAGAAATCACTTTTCGTGATTGTTTAGAAGGTTTAGTTGAACCTACAGCAGAACTAGCTGATTCGTTAATTGATTTTTTAGTTACAATTGAACCATTATCAGAGAACTGTTCAGCAAGAGTTGAATAAACAAGTTTAATCTCTCTTGTTGTTTGTGCTCTATCAAATGTTTCTACTACTTTTAGTTTTTGATTGTTATCCAAACTATATTGTTTAAACAATTTATTTGTAAATAACAACTTAGCATTCAGAATGTTTACCTCGTGAAGTTTATCTTTCAAGAATTTAACTGCTTCTTTATACTCTTTAAGTGTATTATCGCCATTACCTATACCAGATTCTTTATCTGTATCAGCAACTGAATTATCACTAGTACCTATGCCGGAAGATTTGTCAACTTCTTCAAGTTCTTCTTCATCTTCCTGCTCAGAGAATATAGATTCATCGACTTCAACATCGTCTTCATCCGAATCTTCACCTTCAGCAAGATCTGATGATTTAACACCATCATTCTTATCTTCTTTGTTTGGTGAATCATCATATGCGTCATCTTCTTCTGCAAGAGTAGAGCCTGATTTACCGTCATTCTGATCTTGCTTTGAACCAGCTTCATCATATGCATCATCTTGTTCTTCAACAGTATCTTCCTCTTCACCTTCAGAAAGTTCAGATTCAAGTTCACGAATAACAGCTTCTAAATCAAGACTATCTTCTTCATCATCATCTGCTACATCAACTGGAGCTTCCATTTCATCCTCAGAGACTACTGGAGCATATTTGACACCATTGATTTCAATAACACCTTCTTCTTCCATATCAGGTTCTTCAAGACCTGCGACAGGTTCTTCATCACCAAACTCCTCGTCTTCATAAGTTCCCTCTTCTGCTGGAACTTCTTCTTCACCACCAAACTCATCATCTTCGTCAGCAACAGGAACTTCTTCCTCGTCACCAAACTCATCTTCTTTAAGTTTAGCAGAAAGCATAGACTTCAGTTGAGGTGTGAATGCTTCTTCTAAAGCCATCTTAGCATTTTCTAATGCAGTTTCTCTAACTGCTTTAGCATCTGCTATAGCTTCTTTTAAAATATCACCCATGATATTTCTCCTCATTATATATTATTTGGAATAAGTTTATTAGGAAACTTAATTGTATTAAGTTATATTTAGACACCGCATAGTAAACGGCAGTGTATTTAGGTTTGTTCATATATAAATATATAGATTTATAAAAAAATTAGAACTTTTTATTATTTTCTTTTTCTTTTTGTATAGCATATTTATTTCTTAATATTGCTAAATTCTTTTTTTCTCTTCTTTTTTTAGAGGGTTTTGTATAATAAGCTTTTTCTTTTAATTCTAAAAATATATTACTATCTTTAACTTTTCTTTTTAGAACTTTTAAAGCCCCTTCTACATTGTTGTTCCATACTTTTACTGATAACCCCTTTGAATCGTCTTTAGGTCTTTTCCTAAAGTTCTTTTTGTATTTCATTTTAACCTCTTACTTTTATATTATTTTGTATTAATGCATCTAAAAAATCATTTCTATATTTTGGAAGTATCATAAACTTTTGATCTCCCTGATATTGTTTTTTACCTAAAGCTTTCACATCATAATCTCTATCTATCTTTAATCTCATTTTTTTGATTATTTTAGATACTACATTTTGAGTTTTCCTATCATTTTTCATATATAATTCAGCGAATTTAGCTTCCGTCAATCTTTTTTTTATAACTTCTCTGATAAGTTTTCTTAATTTTTGTTCAGCGAGTTGTTCTTTAAGATTACTTAATTTAGATTTTACAAACTCTTTTGCTAAATATCTTTCTCTACCATATTGAGCTTTAGTCCATTTCTTACTCATTGATTTAGGCATATTAGCTATATCTTCATTCATATTGTTTGCCATCCAAGAAACTCTACGACAATCAGCGTTATATACTTTTTTATATCTGTTTTCTTCGAGGGTTTTCATCCATTTTTGTACTTCTTTTACAGTGAATCTTCTTTTTACGGATTCTTCTACTTCTTCCTTATCAAATGGATTATCTTCTATGTTTGTAGTTGGCTTTTCTGGAATTTCTGGTCCTTCCTCTGAGGGTGGAGGAGTTGGTTTCTCCTTTTTAAATTCATCAGAAACTTCCCTAATTGAATGTCTAATTAACTCTTTAAGCTGATTCTTCGTTACCTTCACTCTCTTCCTCCTCGATAAGTTGTGCTTCACTCAAACAACCTCTAGCGACTGCTGTATGAGCATCTTCTACTAGTGTAAATTTCGATACTGGTATTGGGAACTCATCTTGATTGAATTGTTCCCCAACCACTTCCATAAAACCTTTAACCAGTGCTGTTCCACCCCCAAATACAATTGGTATTGAATCTGGGAAGTTTGGTACACTTTCAGCATTTTCAAACTGATGTTTTAAATTAGTCAACAAATAGTTGATTAATGCTCCGTAATAAGAACGAATAGCATTTATAATATTATACTCATCACTTCCCTCTTGATAAATATCATTTATCGCACTTTTTGTTAAATCTAGGTTACTTGAACTTTCTTTTATACTTATCACTTTTGCCTTTGTAACACCACAATCTGCTGCTACATTCTCATCAATCCAATCACCACCTCTTGCTACAGAAAAGGAGAGTGAGCTCATCCCTTGATACATCACACATACATTACACATCCCAGCACCCATAGATATTGCAATCCCAGTTAAATCATTATCTACGAGTCCTTCGTAAGCGAGAGCTACACTCTCCTCTATAACTTTGACATCGTATCCATATGTTTCAATAATCTGTTTTAGTACATCTTCGTGATAAGAAACTTCTCTTGTTTGGTCTATTGGTTTAGCTGGGATACAGTAAACACAAGTTTCACCCTTCTTAGCTTTACCAATCAACTCACCAATGATTGCATTTAATATAGG